CTTTCTCAATATTTTCCAGTCTTTCGTCATTAACTTTCTTAAATTCTGCAAAAGTTTGACCTAAGTCTGAAATAGCGTTTTTTATATCTTCCGACATAATTTACTCCTATTAAGTTTTTAAGGTTAAAGTTAGTTCTTTTATGGCATCTACCAGTTCTGCACTTTCATCAACCTCTCGTTGATCAAAACACTTAGTTACTGCCTTTGCAGCAACTTTTGCTTCTGAACGAGAGAGACTGAAAGCATCACGCAATCCGTTTTCCCATTCCCTAATAGAAATTTCTTCGCCTTTCACTGAACGAACAGTCGCCTGAGGGTTCATGGGGAAGGTTACTAGCGATACTTCCATTAAATCTACTTCTTTGATAATGCGCTTTCCACCACGCTTATCATATGAAACTTCTTTTGGGTTTACTCTAAAGCCTATTGATAGACCATCTAAAGCACCCATCTTTAATAACTCGTAGGCTTCTGCACCTGCTTGCGTTTTAAGAGCCAGTCTGCCCTTAACAACTAAGCCGTGTTCATCCTCTTTGATTTCATCAAACACGCCAATAGGCATATCTGACTTGTGTTGGTATAAAAGTTTTACACCTTTGGCTTTTCTTCTGCGTATGGATTTAGCAAATGCGCCTTTTTCTATGACATCATTGCCTAAGTCTTTGTTACCAAATACAGAACCGTAGCCTTCAAATTCACCATACTCTTTGTTTTCTTCATCCTCATCTTCGTATGCTTTGAGTTCGGACTTAACCTCTAAGATGTCTTTAAGTTCAGCAAGATTGTCTATTAAATCTTCTTCTTCTTTTTTCTTAGGTTTTTTAGGTTTGTAACCTGATAACTCACGACCAGTAAGTTCTGTGTATTCTTCGTGTGTTTTGCATGGCATGAATACTTTGTTGCCATCTTCATCATGTGAATGGATGCCTACACATCCTATTTGTTTTGCTCTAGCGGATGCTTCAGCAGGGTTGTCAAATACATCCTTGCGTATTTCTTCCTTTTCTTCATTCTCTATAGAATCTTCTTTGTAAGAATCGTACTCATTGGTACAGACAGCTAGGCGTTGATCGGAATCCGTGTACTCACTCGTCATAGTGTCATCTCCCATACATCTTTTTAAAAAGTCTTGCCTACTTTCGTCACTTGTCGGTTTCGGTATAGGCATATTCTACATATAGTACATAAAGGGTAATATAAGCACAAGATATAGTTGAAATTAAATAATTAAATTAATTGTTGCACATTAACCCATTATGGGTATATAATTACTGTATAAATTAAATTGATGCCCTTAGGGCAAGGAAAAATAAAATGAAAACAACTCACACACACAAAGGTCATTGTCAGGTTTGCGGTGCTATGCACGCTGTTGATAACTCTCATAACGGATTAGCTAAACATGGCTATGATGTTTCTTGGGGATTTTTTAATGGTGTATGTAGTGGTGCTGATAACTTACCTATACAACTAGACAGAACTCTAGCTGACAAAACTATCGCTTCTCTAGATAAGAAAATAGCTAGTCTACAATCATCTTTAGATTCTGTTAACGATTGGTTTCCTGAGACTGTATATGGATATAAGTTGGACGGAAAGTTTATTGAATTACCTAGTATCTATAATATGTTTCACTCATATGATGCTCTTAATGATTTAAAACTATCACCGCAAGACTATATGAGAAGCAGATACAAAAAATATGTAGAGCAAGGCTATACAAGTGTTGCTTTTACATTTGATGAATTTAGACTTATTTGTGATGAGGTTGATTACAAAACTCCTGCTAGGTATCTTCAAAGTTGGAGAGAAACTAGAGCTAGAAGATTAAAAAACATTAAAGATCAAGCAGAAGGTCATAAGTATTTTTTACAAGAGCTTATAGAAAAGTTTTATGGTAAGCCTTTAATTGAATCTAATCTTGTAAGCAAAGTTGTAAAAGAATTATCTGAGATCGCATCTGCTGACATTGTAAATGAAGTTCCTACTGTTAAAACAGAAGATAGATGGGGCAGAGTAATTAAGAGAACTGTTTACTATATTTGGGAAGGTGAAGCTGAAAAAGAAATCAACGGCAAAATCTTAAAAGTTGTATGCAAGAGAAACAGGACTTATAAAAAGTATGCTTCATACACATATGTTGATGGTAAGAAGGTTGGTAAAAAAGCCCTAGAGGAACTTCTAGGGTAAGTTTATATTCTTTAAAATTAAGACCCCCTTTACTGGGGGTTTTTTTTATTTAAAGAAAAGTGTTGCATATATTCCGTAATGGGTTTATAGTTATCAAATATTAACTTGATGCTCATAGAGCAGGAAAAATAAAATGAAAAAACAAACCTACCGAGTTACAGAAGGTGAATATACTGGATGGACTACACAAGCTGTTGATAAAAAAACAGCACAAAAAAACTTTGTTGCTATGTGCAAAAGACAAAAGGCTAAGAGTCTTGAGTTTACACATGAGGAACTTGAGATTTTAAGCAGTCTGTTAGAGCTTAACTTCACTGGCATACCCACTGATGCAAAAGAATATATTAATCCAAATGATAAATGCGAATACTTTATGTGTGATGATTATGATAAAGCTGACAAGTTGCATGACAAAATAATTGCGCTTGTATTAAGAGCAAGAAAAAAAGAAAAGGTGCAAAAATGAATACCTTATTCACACTTAAGGAACTCAAAGACCTCATCTTAGATGGGGTCTGCGAGGATGGCACTACATTAGAGCAAGCATTGGATTTCTGTGAGTCAATAATCTTTGATGACAGCTATACCCTAGAAGAAGTTTGCTTGGCTAATGTTTCATACAACACAATCATCTCTGCAAGGCTTAGAAGATCATGGAGCAAAGATTATTTTGAAAAGCCTGAGTCTATCTTTGATCAGGAGATATGGATTGACCCTGTAGTTTTAAGCAAAGCGTTTGCCGTGCATTGGTCTAGTCTTAATAGAAACAAAGGGACTCTTGGATTTACTAGGGGGTATGACTGGACTGATTAAGTCATGTCCCTTTCATCAGCATAGACAATAACGCATCTGCAGTTCACAACATTTGATGCGCCACCTTTGGAGTCTCCTGCAAATCCCATAGGCACACCACCAACAATAAAGTCCTCTGACATATCTACAACTTGTCCACTTGCAGCAGAGTGTGCAGGTCTTGTTCTAGCATCATTGGTTGCTACCCATTTCTTAAGCATCTTTACACCTAAGTCTTTCTCTACTGTGACATGGTAAGCGTGGTTAGCAAAAGAAGCTGCATTGTGTGTTTCTGTTCTTGCAATCAAAGCTGCACGGCTTCTACTAATCGGCAAGAACTTATCTGATACCATTTTAGCTATCTGTGGCAATGTAAGATTATCTGCTCTGCCTTGTTCTATGAGCTTGCTTATTCTTGTTGCCATGCGCTGTGATATGCCTGCTAGTATTAATTGTCTGCCAGTAAAGTATTCATTGACCACTGCTTCAAAGTCTACGCTTCTACCAAATACAAAGGCTTCATCTGCCTTACGCATCATCGCATACTTATCTTCGTTCAGTTTGTATATGGCTTGGAATATTCTTTTATAGTGAGCCAGTATTAATGGAAATAAATCTTCGTTTAAAGATTGTTCTGCAACCTCAGTCTCGTAGATACCATACTGTTTATATAAATGCATATGCACATTTACAAACTTTCTGAATAAAGTGTTGACCTTTCTAAAAAATCTTTTTTCTAAGTTGTTTCTTAATACTAATTGCCTTCTAACTTCTGCTCTTGAATTAACTCTACCTTGCCTAAAATCATTTAGCCTTTTGGTATTGGTTTTCATTTACTAGATAATGGATGACCTTTAGGAAATAAATCAGTGTCATGCTTGCCACCTCTGAACTTACCTGATGATAAGGCTCTTAAGAAACTATTTACTCTTGCATAAGCCCATTGATCAGGCGAGCTTACACTAGGTCTAACGCTTGAAGGGTTGGTTCTGTAAGCTCCGACACCCCTTCTAAAGACTGCTTCAAGCATTCTTAGGTTTGCTCTTTTAGTCTTGCTGTTGCCGTGTTTCTCGTTGTGATCTTCTACCTTACCTTTAAGAGCTTCTTTTACCTTACCTGATAAAGCCTTCTGATCTTCTTTTGACTCTACATGGTCTTGTAAAGCAAACTCTTTATCTTCTTCTGTGATGATTTGTTGGCGTTTTCTTTTTGACCAAGCAAAGCCACTGTCTCCGCCCCAAAGCAACCATGCAATCTTACCTGCACTTGGATAGCCTTCTTCACCTTGTCTAAAACCTTGTCCTTGTTTGTCTACTTCATGACGGCTAAAAAAACTGTACATTCTTTTAACTGTAGATATAGATAGTCTTTCTTTGGCAACCAATTGATTTGCACGAGCAACACCGACTGCAGTACCGCCCCTATTGAACTTTTTTCTAAGCTCAAGCCCTCTCTTAGCTTCTTCTGCCATTTCACTGGTAGGAATCGTATTAATATCTGACAAAGCCTTTTCTTCTTCTAATAAGAAAGCTATTTCCTTATCAGTTTCCTCGTCATCATAATCTTCTAAATCTTCTTCATTAACTGGGTTCTCAGGCTTCTCTACACCCTCGTCAGTAAGTGGGAATAGGTTAGCTGATATGTAGAGGTCATCTGCACCGTCAACTGGTTCTAAGCCAAGCTGTTGCCTAGCTTCATTTCTAGTCATTATGCCTTCTCTTACAGCAGAGGTGACATTCTCGTAGGTTCTCTTAACTCTCTCTGATAAAGCAGGGATTGCATCAATATCAAACTCTAATGTAAGACGGTCATCAAACAATGGAACTAACCACTCATTCAGATCAGATGCCATTTTTCTTAGATGTGGAATGATTGTTTCTTCATACAAAGCAAGCCTTGCTTCTGCTACATTGGCGTAGGTCTGACTATCAGGAACACCTACAAGTTGACTAGGAACACCAAAACATAAAGCTATATCTGTGGCACTCATATGTTTAAGGTTTAAGAAATCCATATCTTTAGGACTTAGACCCATTTCTTTCCAGTCAAAGTCTCCTTCTAATAACAAAGGTCTGCCTGCATTGTTTGCGCCAGTAAACCTATTATTCATATCAGTGATAAGTTGTTGTCTCTGTGATTCACTTAGATTAACTGCAAAACCTTGATCGTCTTGCGGTCTAAATACTACAGCGCCACTAGGTCTTGCTCCGTTCTGCAAGAGATTTACATTGTGCTTACTAGACATATTAAATTGATCTACCTCAACAGCAGCAGCACTCATTGGACTAAGTCCATAGTAATCATCTAGTGGATTCCATAGTTTGATGTGCTTAAGCTCACTAAATCCATTCTCTTGATCTATGAGGTAGGTTTGAGCCACTCTGCCATTGACCATGTACTCATACATCTCAGGAATAGGTTTACCACTGCCTTTAATGTTTATGCGGTCAGGTCTTAGCTGATGCAGTTCTTTTGGCGCACCCATCTCCGAACCAGTCTTAAGAATATAAGCATTACCACTTAGTAATACATAACCAAATAGACTGTTAAAAAACTCACTGTAAGATTGCAGTGGGTTTGGTCTTTGTAACAAATCTATCAACGGATGTTGTTCTATGATTTGATCGCCTGCTTTAATAATAAAAGGCACTGCACTAGCACCTTTGCTTATCTCATTAACGCATCTGTAGACAATAGCGTTCTTAAGATAGCCCTCTTTTGCTAGGTCTGCATACTTATAGGTCTTTGCTTCATCAGTGCCAACACCGAAGTAACCCATCATGTTTGAATTTTTTTGTTCAACAGGTTGTCTGTTAAACAATCTTTGAAAAAATGTTTGTTCTGCCATTAGCTTATTCTCCAATTTACTTCGCCTTTAGACTTGCTGATTTCGGATATACCCCAAACCAAAGCATCCAATCTGTCAGGACTAGGTTTTGTCTCTCCTGTATAGCTACACAACTGTGATTCTAATTCAGGAAAATAACCAATGTGATGAACACGCCTTTGCTCGTAAAGTGCTGCAACAGGTTCGGCTCTTACCATTTTACCTCTTGTAGCTCTTACAGACCGATAAGGAATGTTTACATCCATCCCTCTTAATAGTCTTTCCACCAAATCGCCACCGTTATTTACTTCAGCTACTATTCTATCTGCATCCCATTCATAAAAGCAATTGATAGCTTTTCTAGCCCAACCGTCAGGGCTGTACTTTCCTGAAGCATCTTCTAGTACATAATACTCATTATTATGGTCTTTGCCTACTACCATGATGCCTGTTTCATCTGAATCTTCGTTGTTTGTGACTGCAGGGTCTATAGCTACTATGATTTGCTTAAGTTCTTTTTCTGTATCTGCAGGCAATCTTGCTTCATCAATAAGTTTGTTTGACCACAAAGCCCCTTCTAGTTCTTCTATAATCTCAGCGTAAAGCTCCTGTCTACCAAGTGTTGTGCCTTCATATCTACGCTTTAACATATCTAATGCTGACTGCGCTAAGTTATCCTCATTCTCAAAGGTTGAGCCACTGGTCACACTCACATCATCTCTTTCTACCAAGGTCTTAATCATCTTATTGGGTTTGGGTGTAGTTGTAATCACGCACTTTGGGTTATCTCCAAGTCTAAGACCAAACATTAATTGATCTAATGCTTCAGGATAACGCCAAGCTGCAATCTCATCACACCATGCCCTATGAAACTGTGGTCCTCTAAGTCTCTCAGGTTCTTGTGCTGCATACCCAACAATCTTAGAGCCATTAAATAATCTTATCTCTGACAGACTAGATGAATAGCCTTTGTAATCTGCACTGGATGAATAACACTCATCAGGAATGATTGAAAGCAAGCCACTGTTCCCACCAAAGCAAACTCTGCGTAAGTCTCCGTGTGTCGGAGCTACTACTGCACATATGGTGTTTGGATTTCTTAAAGCGTAAAGGGCAATGTCCTGTGCGCCAGTTCTTGTCTTACCCCAACCCCTACCTGCAAGTATTAGCCAAATGTTATGCTCATCAGCAGGTTCTATTTGTTTTGCTCTAGCTGTCTTTAACCAATCAGTGTACAGCTTTATCGTTGCTTTCTCTGCGTTGCTCTGCAACTGAGTCAAGCAATTCCATAGCTTCTCTGAAGGCATCTGTTTCTTGGATGTTTGCATTTAGATTCATGTTGTGGGTTGCTTCACCTAATGCAAGTTTTGCTAACTTCTGTGCATTGGTTGCAGCTTGTGATAATGATGCTATTCCACTTGGTTTGTCATTTGACTTTATTAAACCCTGAACATGGGTAAAGATTTCATAGGAAATTTTTAAGGCAAGCTCATCAATCTTGATGCTTTCCTCTGCTAACTGCTCTCGTCTTTTCTCGTCAAACTCAGCAATTAGCTTGTGTCTAAATTCTTCTCTTTGCATTTTCCATCCGTCTTTTGCAGACAATCTGTAGATGGTGGTAGAAGAAACATTGTATTTTGCAATCAACTCATCAAGAGTAAACATAGTTCTTTCGCCTGTGTCTAGCTCTACGCCTTGCACATACTCATTGCGGATTGCATCCTTTATCTGATCTGTGATTTTTACTTTGGCTTTTTTATCTGTCATGCATCTATCATGTTTCTGCAACAATGATATTCCATTTTGAGATTAAATTAAAGCTAATTTATTTTTGGATATTCTTGAGCCTTATAATTGATCTGTTTTGTTAGTAACTTTTTATCTCTTTTATTACCTATAACATATATGTATCTATGCTTTGCGCTTCTATGCACTCTCTTGGTTGCATCTCCTAAGTGATGTCTTGAGTGTTTGCCGTCTGCACCTGCCATATCTGTTCTTTCTTTGGTTGTGCCAGTAAACATAAAGTTGGTTGCCTGATATACAACCCCTAAGTGTTTCTCTTTAGTGTCTGCGTAAGAGACTATGATCTTAGGTTTAGGTAATAATTTAAAAGATGCGCCTATAAGAATTGATGCTTCGTTTTTTTTGTTATGTTTTAAAACCAATCTATTTAACTCTATGACATGGTGCTTATTGTTCTTGCCTGCGACTCCTTCACATAAAGATGCAGATGCAGGTATTCCATATGACACAATGCCAACCAGTTCTTGTTTTAAAAAAAGACCGTATGCGTAATTGATGCTTGGTACTCTCTTTGCGTAATGTATATTTAAAATAAAAGGTAGCGCTTCTTGATATTGAATTCTGCGAATGCTGTAATCTGCGACAAAGATAGATTCTTCTTCTGCAAACAAGGTTGATTGATAGATACTCATTTTATTATTTCTAACATTGAATTTTATACCGAATTGGGGTTAAAAACCAAACATTAAAAAAAATATAAAAAAAATAGTTCTTGCAATATAGACCCAAACTGGTATAATGGTAATTGGAAAGAAATAAATTGAAACTTCATAGGAGAAGATAATATGAAAAATAAAGTGAGAAAGACCAAGCATAAGTTTGAACTCTATAGGTTTAACAATATGTCCATCCAACATAGTATCAAGGGTATCAATATAGGTATCGGTACTAGAGCAGTCAGGCTCGGTTACAAGTGGGTCTATGTTAAAGACTACTTCAAAGACAAGCATCTGTTTAACTCTAAGTCTTGGAGAAAGATTAGACGGAGCAAGTGGGATTCTATCTGCCAGTCTAATGATCACTACTTTCAGAAGGTGGCGTAATGCGAACATCACAAGAAGCACTAGCTAACTACGAAAAGGTCAATGCCTTGTGGCGTGAGAACAAATGCTCACTTCGCTACAAGGATTATAAAGGAGCAGTTGACTTTAACACTGCAAAGAATCTGCTTAGGTCTTTGTGGAGAAAAGAAGTCGGCACTAAGTTTCCTTATAGAAAGATTAAGCAAGTCACTGGTAATAGAAATACTTGGGTGTGGAAAGGTATAGTTGCAATCAATTGTGAAAAAGGTTGGGCAGACATTGTTCACCTTTGGTCACACTGGTTAGATTGTAGAATCAATCCTGATAACAGACCACACTCTGCTGAACACTCTTTGATTGAATTAAGATGCACTAAGTATTTCTTTGAGAAAGACATCTTTGAAAAGTCTAGGCTTGCTATTGAAGAACCTAAAGTCAAAAAGAGAATAAACAAAGTTGCTCAAAGATATGATCGTATGATTAAACGACAAAAGGCGTGGAATAGAAAACTTAAACTTGCACAAACCAATCTTAATAAAGTAAACAAGGAAGTTCGTCTTTACGAAAGAGTCCACTCAGAAGAAAAAAGAATCACTAAATATTTAATACCATAATGGGTTGCATAAATTAATCAAATAAATTATGCTCGGTTCTTTAAATTAATAAGGAGATAAAATGAAAACACAATCCCACGAACTTAAACACATCACAGCTTTCACAATCTATGTGCTTGACCCTGAGACTGGTAACACTTGGGGTGTTTGGAATAGATACACTGAAGGTCAGTATGGAACAGGTGCTTACACTTTAGCGGATGATGAGATAGATGCCGAGAATGATAGGCTACAATCTTTGGGTTACACATTGCTTGGCACTAAGATTAGATGCTGTTTGATGTCTGCAAACTTTGATGACTCTATTGTAGATGCAATCCTAGAATCAGATAGCAATTCTCACATCCAGTCTTATGTCAATTGAGTTACTAAACAAAGCTCTCAAACTAGAGGGCTTAAGTCCAACCAAGAAATTAGTTCTAGTTATACTTGCCAACTACGCAGATGAGAAAGGTAGTTGTTATCCTAGCTATCAGCACATAGGTCTACTTGCAGGAATCAAAGACCCTAAACACATAGGTAAGATTATCAAAGAGTTTGCACAACAAGACCTGCTTGAGATCACAGCTAGATTCAAAGCAGATGGTGGAAACATATCTAACCGATACACCTTACATCTAGGTCAGGGTCTACAGACCCCCACTGGTGAGGAGACCCCTACCCCTCAGGGTCAGGAGACCACCACCCCCCCTGTCTCAGCACCCCCCAATACTAAAGAAGATACTAAAGATAATACTAAAGACCTCTTTGAGGAGTTTTGGAAAATCTATCCACGCAAGACAAACAAGTATGCAGCTTCTCAGAAATACAAGATTGCATTAAAAGAAATATCCCATGAAGAACTTTTGAAAAAGATAAAGTCTTATGCAGAGTTTGTTGCAGATGAAAAGATGGATTTAAAATTTGTACCTCATTGCACAACATGGTTAAATCAAAAACGGTATCTTGATGATGCAGATACAACAGTAACAAAAGTTAAAAAATCATTGAACTCTCTCGCAGGGTAAGGAAATAAAATGAAAGATATAAGTACCGTCCTTATGGACAACAGAATAAATTTAAAACATTACGGTGAAGGTAATCAAAAAGTAAAGTGTCCTTCTTGTCAGCCCCCACACAATCCAAAAGATAATCCACTCTCAGTCACCATAGAAAATAATACGGTGGTTTGGAATTGTCATCATTGTGAATTTAGAGGTGGGTCAGGAGATGGGTCTAATTCTTTTAAGCCTAAGACCTATCAAACACCAGTAGTTCCTGAGTCTAAGTCTACAGATAATTCCATGTACAAGTTCTTCGGTGATCGTGGCATTTCTAAATCAACAGTTGACTCTATGAAAATCTTTAACGAGAACTCATGGATTGCATTTCAATACTTTGACGAACACGGCTCACTGGTCAATGTTAAATACAGGACGGTTGATAAACAGTTTAGACAATCGCCTAACGCTAAACGCATCTTATATAACTATGACAATGTGTACAAAAGCGATACGGTCATTTTCTGCGAAGGTGAGATGGATTGCATTAGTTTGTTTGAGAGTGGCATAACGAACAGCACAACGCTTCCTGATGGCGCACCCAAAGAAGCCAAGTTTGACCCCAATGATGCTAGGTTCAAAGCCTTAGACAATTCACCCCTTGTTGCCAAGAACATAATTATATTTACTGACAATGACACAGCAGGCAGATCACTACACAAAGAACTGCTTCATAGGTTTGGTAAAGATCGCTGTTGGTATGTGAAGTGTCCTGAAGGATGCAAAGATGCCAATGAAGTTCTAATGAAACACGGTGCAACCAAACTCAAGGAACTTATAGACAATGCTATACCCTATCCTATCAACGGCTTATACAAAGGTCATGATTACTTTGATCAACTGATTGATCTGTATGAGGGCAACTATGAGAAGCCTGTAGAGATTGGCATGGGTTCACTGGATGATATTTATAAGATCATGACTGGTACTTTTCATGTAATTACTGGCATACCTAATCATGGTAAGTCTTTAATACTTGATCAGATACTACTTAACCTAGCAAAAAATCAGGGTTGGAAGTTTGCAATCTTTTCTCCTGAACACTCAACGAGTATGCACATCAGAAGAATGACACAGATGTATTGTCAGAAAGCATTTGATGAGGGCTTCGGTAATCGCATGAGCAGATCAGAGTTGGTAGAAGCTATGGGCTTTATTGATAAACACTTCTTCTTTATTGAATCTAAAGATGCCGTTCCTGAGATAGACCTGATCATAGACATAGCAAAATCCAGTGTTTACAAACACGGAGTCAACGGCATAGTGATAGACCCATACAATGAGGTTAGTGCAAAACGAGAAGGCAATCAGCGTGAGGATGAACACATAAGAGACTTTATCTCTAGCTGTAAACGCTTTGCTAGAAACTATGAGGTAACAATGTGGGTGGTTGCTCATCCAACAAAGCTACCTAAGTCTCAAGATGGTTCTTATCTGCCACCCTCTGCTTACGATATAAGTGGAGCTGCACACTGGCACAACCAGTCTGATGCAGTACTAACGATTCACAGAGACTTTGATGACAACTCCACTAGCGTAATTACACGCAAGATAAGAGAACAGGACTTATACGGTAAGATCGGACAGGTAAAGTTCTTCTATGACATGGACAAACGCATCTTCATAGAAAGACAATACGAGGTAGATGATTGGAGTCTATAAGTAAAAGTCGTTGGGTGATACTACGCCTTTGGTAAAACTATGAATAACTCCCATCTCTTTTTTTCTAGGTATGCGAACACCAATGATGTATTTAGCAAGACCGCCCTGAGAAAATCTATGTCCTGTTTCTTCATGCACAGCTTCTATAAATTTATTTTGAGTGTAGTTGTTCTCTTGCAAGAAATCTTTCAGCTTCATTGGTTGTCTCCTAATGTTAAATTAAGGGTTGTGGTAAACCCAATATGTGATTATAATTCCATTTCGTATTTATTGAAAGCATAAATTGAGGTATTTAAAAGATGAAAAATAATCCATTTGAACAGTTTGATATTGAACACCTATCAGCCAGTTCTATAAACCTATTCATACAAAACCCACCACTGTTTATTGTTCGGTACTTAGCCAAACATAAGTCACCTACCAACCCTGCCATGTTAAGAGGTACGGTCATAGATCATGCCATAGGCAACAAGACATCTATAGAAGATGCACAGGCTGAGTTCAAATCTCTTATGAGCTACGAGCAGAGTCAAGGCGTGGTGTTTGATCAAGAGAAAGCAGACACAGAGTACAACAATATAGAGAAGTATCTGTCTATAGGATTGCCTTTCTATAAACACTTAGGCGAGCCTGTTAGCTATCAAAAGAAAGTAGAGATAGATGTAGGGCTACCAGTGTCAGTTATAGGGTACACAGATTTAGAGTATGAGGATTGCATCAGAGACATAAAAACCTCTGCAAAGAAACCACCTGCATTACTCCCACCAGTTCAAAGGCAACTAGCAATTTATGCTACTGCGTTAGAAAAAGATCATGCGTATGCTGATTATATCTATGTGACTAAGACCAAATCAGAGGTAATCACATTTGAGATAGACGACATAAGCATGAGATTAGATGAGGTGTATAGGGCTTCGTTAGCAATAATGAACCTTCTACAGAATAATGATGTTAACTCTTTGGTTGACCAGTTCTATCCTGACCTATCCCACTGGATGTGGTCAGACTCAGATATACAGGTTGCTAAAGAACTATGGAGAATAAAATGAGTGATAAATTGATTGAATCAATAAATGAAATAGCTAACCTTGCTGATAGCGATAAAACCAATATCAAAGGTAAGCTCTACACAACCGTAGACAAACGGTTGCAAACCTTTAGAAAACATTTTGGTAGTAATGCCAATGTGCAGACTAAGATTATCCACAATGACCTAGAAAGAGTGGTGGTACAAGCCACTGTAAGCGTTTATGTGGACGGCACATGGCGTGAGATAGGTAATGACTATGCGGAAGAATTTAGATCGCAGGGCATGGTTAACAAGACTTCTGCTCTTGAGAACTGCTGTACCAGTGCAATAGGTCGTGCTTTGGCTTGCTGTGGTCTCGGTGGTGGCGAGTATGCAAGTGGGTTTGAGGTAGACAATGCCATAAACAACAAACAACCTGCGCCTGATCTTAAAGAATCTTTGGTTCTTAAGAATGCAAAAGGTCACCCATATGCAACCTTTCCTGACACTCATGCTTTCATAGGTGGTTTGCGTAAGGTTCTAGCTAATCCTGAAGATCAAGAGTGCATAGATGTATTCAAAGCTAACTCAAGTGAGATAGAACGCATCTACAATGATTTGCCTGAGAACGATAGAGACTTACAGGCGTTTGAGAAGCTAATAGATATTTACTCTAAGAAAGTTGTATGAGTAAGCTGACATTAGATGATTGTGTCTATTTCTGTATGCGTGACGGCAGATATTGGACATTTTGGGAACTACAAGATGCTATCAAGCAGAAAACAGGACAGTTCTACGGCGAGCCGTCTATTTCTGCTTCTATACGCAACTTGAGGAAAGACCCTGCTAGACTTAAATATAAACTTCCTGCCTTTGGGGAAGTTATAGAAAAGAAACGCAGGACAAGTGGTAAGGGGTTTAAATATAAATTAATAGGAGAAAAAAATGGATGATAAGCAATATGATAAAGAGCTAAAAGGTTTTCTTTGGCATGAGACTGGTTCTACTGTGATACGCAAAGGAACTATGCAAATAAATGGCGAGGAGATTTATTCTGCAATTGTTAAAACAAAAGTTAAGGGTGAAGATAAGTACGAGCTTATGGTTTCCGCAGGTTTGTTGCATCTTAACGAGGAAAAGAAATCTGAAAGAAGTCCTGATATTGGTGGTCCAATAACTTGGAACAATGTCCAGTACAAGTTTGGTGGTTGGAAAAAAGTATCAGATAAAGGCAATGAATACACTGCTGTTAGTCTTAGAGTAAAAGATGATGAAGAAACTGTTGCTCATAAAGCTGAGGTAGAAGAAGCGCCTTTTTAACTTGCCTAGTAAAAGATACAAAGATGAGTCGCACCTTAAATGGATTAGGACATTGCCTTGCCTATTGTGTAAAGCAGGTTACTACTCACACTCAAGAGAAGTGCAGGCACATCATTTACTTAAACCCTATGACGGAGTTCGTGGCATGAGCTTAAAGGCTAATGATAGGAATGCTATACCTTTATGTTTACATCATCATGCACAGCTTCACACGAAGTTTGGTGATGAGTATAAGTTCTTTACGAGTTATGGTTTGCCTGCTGACTTTGGACAAGTTTGGGCTAAAAGATTATGGGAAGAAAAACTTTGGAGAGATGATAGTCAAGAGGACAATGATTTGCCATTCTAATGATCTTGGCTTTGTGCGATTTGCAAAAGAAAAAGACCTGCCATATATAGTTGATTTGTCAAAAAAAGAATCAAAGTCGCTTGGATTTATACCTAAGGTTGCATACGAAGCTGCAATTACTGGAATTAAAAAAGGTAAGAGATGGTCTGATGTTTGTAACGATAAATTATTTGTAATTGAATGCAATAAAGATTTGGTTGGATTTTGTTTGGCTAGTTTCGGAAAAACTTATGATCAATATAAAAAAGGCAAAATTGCACAAATAGTTTTACAAAGTGATGCTAGATTACTACAAAGGGGGCGGATTTTATTAGATGCTGTGACACAGTATGGTAAAGATAATTATACCTTTGGTTGGTCTTGCGGTTGTGCAGATGACTTAGAATCTAATATATTTTGGAAAGCTATGGGTTGGCAGTTAGTCAATCAAAGGTTTGGAATATCAAGCAAAAATACATGGAAACAAACAAGCAAAAGAAAAATAAATATTTATATGTATTCAGAGTTAGATATGTTTTTAAAAAATAATTAATAAAAGTGTTGCATTTAATTCCATTATGGGTTTATAATTACTGCATATTAAATGAAAAGCTCACAGAGCAGGTATAAAATGAAATATAAAAGTAAATGGCATAAAGCAAGAGAGCTAGAAATTGAGTACAATTTTTTGCACAGAAAAACTTGGGGACATTTCCCACACCCAGTACAACAAAGATATTCTGATTTTTGTTGGCAGAAAAGAATTTTTGAAACTGCACCTTCTATTAAGTGTGGTTATATCACTGACTGGAAACAGTATGGTAAGACTTTAGAAGAAGCTATTGATCTTTTAAAAAATCTTATTCTTGATGACAAACAAGACTATAAATCAATTAAAGATGAAGAAGGTAGCACACCCTTTGAAAGAAGCGGTGGCTACATGAGAGATATGGTAGGTGCAGGATGAATACAGTCTATGATGTTTACCAGTTCTTCTTTCATATCGGCAGGTATGGAGATCACAAAAGAATCGCAACTTTTAACAATCAAGCAGATGCACAAAGACGAGTAGATCAGATTTGGTCTACTGGTCACACTGCTTCTATCAAACCTAGAGAGGTATAAGATGATAACTAAAGATAAAAAATTCAGTTTGCTCAACTATATGTGCGACATTGCATTTAATTTTTATGAAACAAACAACCTTGAGCATTTATGTGTAAGAGAGTCACAGTTAGTTGGAAATTACAATACTGATGAACAATTAGAGTGGCTACAAAGATTTAGTGATGTTTGGGATAGAGTAGAAGAAAGAGAGGTAAACAAATGATAACTAAAGATCAACTAAGGGAACTAGACTCTTACATTCATGAGATTGATATGTGGGAACTGGTTAAGTCGTATAACAATGTCTTAACTGACATAAGTAAATCAAGGATTGCCAATAAGCATTTAGGTCAAACGCCTGAGTCAGTGCTTGTTGAATATCTAAACATAAAAAATACTGAGATGCGTGACGATTATCACAAGTCAAGGTTGGGTATATAAGGTGAAAGCTATGAATTTTGAAGAAAACAAAAAGAAAATAACTGGTAATGTCAATGTAGTCTGTGATGCTGACTTGTGGAAAGACTTGCACGAACTACATAAAGAGTTTGGCATAAACAAATCTGACATTCTTAATAATTTTATTAATCATTTTTACAGCAACAAAGATGACTTAATTAAAGTTATTGCTCCGATTATTGAAGACCAATTACAGCAAAGATTAAACGAAGTGCGAAAGCTACAGGGCAAAGTTAAAGCCGTATCATCACCGCCAATTAAAGAAGTTATTACTCAGATCAATAGAATGACCAGTGGTAACAGTCAAGGTGCTGAGTATCAGGGTAGTCATATAGGCACTCGTAAGAACCCCATAAATCTTAAGAGAACTAACTACAGCGTTGAATTTACTGATCAAGGTATAAGTATGCTAAATGGTAAGAGAGATACTTGGGTACACGACACCGTAAGCAAAGGCTTGGCTATTAGATTTAAGAAGTTTGGCAAGGTTTACTACACAAGGGCTAAGAACTCCAAGGTAGGTAAAAATACTATTAGAGTTAAGATTGGAGATACTAGTGAGATGACTTTGCAGGATGCAAGAAAGGCTCATGCAAAAAACTTAGATTATATCTACACTGAAAATAAAAATCCTAACAAGCTATTTCCTAATATTAAACACACAAGAAATACAAAACACGCTGTTAAGTATGACCCTGCTCCAGTTGTAGAAACAAAAGAGGATGCTAGAGATTGGAAAACATTTAGGACTTATACCATTGATGACCTAGATACTCTTGGCAAAATACTGTCTGAGGAAACAGGCATCATTCAAAACACTTTGACTAAGTTTAAAAACAAGCTCTCTGAGAATCTGCATCAGCAATGTTTAGATATGTTTAGAGATGGCATGACTATCTTTGATCTTAGAAAAAGATGTTTTAAATTAAAAGATACTAACAATCCTGAGTCTGCTCCTATCACTTATGAGATGTGCATATACAGGTTGACCAAGGCTATTTATCACTTTGGTACGCATGAAGAAAAACAATCATTTAATTTTTAAGGATTAATTATGAGTAGTAATGACGAGTTTAAAGATATGTCACCTTTAGAACGCAAGGTGGCTAAGTTATCAATTAAATATCACGCTGATCTAATGAGTATGCCAATACACGAGGTAAGAGACATTATCAGTGAAGAAGATTATGCAGACCTGCATGATTTTATGAAGAACGGCTGTAGAGATAGGGTGTTGCACTAATGGAGTATGAATGTCCTGAACATTTTGAAATTTGTTTTACCGAGGATGATTGGATAAACTTTGTCACAGAGTATGAATTAGAAATTATTAATGAAATTGGTGGATTGCCAAATAGTACGCAGGGTGATGCTGAAGCTGCAATTAATTTTACATGGGAACTTCTTTTTTTATCACCATGGGAACTCGCATATATAGCACTGCCAATGAGTGTATTAGCATTTTATGGGCTTACAATTTATGGAATGTTTAAGTTTATACAAAAAAAATTTAAGGAGTAATTA